GTCTCATAGAGGGGTGATACGATTTCGACTTCAGCCATGATGTTCTCCTTGTACAAGAGAGTGCCAGCCATCGGACTACGAACAGTGGCATGGTGGTTTCAATCCCTTCCAGGGCACCAAACCAATCGCTGACACTCTCTTGTGTGTTGCGTAGAAACAGATAAAGTAGCCAGTGGTAGGACGTGAACATGCACACTGGCCGCTTCATAGAAGCCGCGGGCTCCCGCAGCTCCAGCTACATCCGGCGCCCTTTGCGACCTTTCTTCCGGCCACGGCGCTCCAGTACAGTATGCTCTGGTTGGGTAGACATTTGCTCACCTCCATCTCAGGTATTCCCTGATACAAGTAAAATAGGACACATATTAATGGTGCCTATAAGGGATTTTAATGTCAAGCTCATTATTGACGTGGATCGATATTGTCCTTCCGGCTCTGCAAACTTGCATCAATACTGCGCTTGAGCATCTCCTGAAACTCTTTCTTGCCGTGTTCTTTCTCGTACTCATGCATCGCTTCTTTGGGAATGTAAAAGCTTGCTTCACCTTCACCATGCTTGCCGCCGCTCACTTCGTATGCGACAGAGCCATCTTTGCCGCGCACTTCCTGGATGCGTGTCACGCCGGTGTCTTCTGACATAGACTCACTCCTTTGACAATATTGTTTCTGTTGTAGAATAATCGCATACCGCATTAAGTGATTACGGCTTGGTAAATCTAACTTGCGGCGCATGATGATAAAGTACGAATGAATCGTTTTCTCTGACACATGTAATCTGTGAGCAATCTCACGTGTAGACATGGCTTCTGCCATGAGCGTAAGTATCTGACACTCCCGTGGTGTCAGTGTCATCTTAAAGGTTGTGTGGCATATTGAACAGACTGCCATATAACGAATGCCTTACGTGTCTGGATGCTGCTCTGCAAGTATTCGCACTACAGCGGCGTGCTCTGGTGGGAGCTGCACCGTTGCGGGGGATTCTTTCGTATGCCCTGCGGCAAAAGCTTGCAGGGCCTGTCCGAGCAGTGTTGTTGCCAATTGGAGAATCATCAGCCAGCTCATTTTCTGCTCCTACTACTGCTGCCCGGCTTCGCCTTCGCTGCCGCTTGCAACTCTAAGGCTTTCTGGTTACGCCCAGCGATAGCTTTTCCTCCGGGGAACTCTAAGATAGAAAGCAAATCCTCATCGGAAGACATTCTCCCCATCTTGGCCAGCGCCATTGCCAATCGCTTCACCATTGTCTTGCTGTTAATACTAAAACTGGCTGGATCAACCACTGCCGCGTATTGCTTCCAGTCGCGGAGCGGTTCCCACAACACCGGCTCCCACTGCTCGCCCTGGGCAAAGGGGAGTACTCGCGGCACGGTATAGAACTGCCCCATGCGGGCGACAATCTTAGATACCAACTTATGCACAGCCATAAACAGGTAGCGGGCTCTTAGGCGTGTCAGTCCCATAGACTGAGAGATTTCAGTTTCGGTAAGCTCAGCAGACACATTACCGCGTCCTTGTTGGCCAGAGCGGGAAGGTTGATGGCCCAGCTGTTCACGCATGATCGAGCGCAAGCGACCCCCGTGTTGAATAAGATCTGCCGGCATAGGAGGTGGGCGCTCAGCCCGAACTTCAGAGCCGGGGCGCTTGAAGATAACTTGTCCAGGGATATCAGCAAAAGTTCTGGCGTTAATCCCCGAATTGGCGTCCGCAATCCACAAGGCCTTCTGCATTCTAAGGGCATTTTCTACCACCAGAGATTCCAGTTTATCGCTGGCGCGTTGCAACTCGAGCAACTCGCCTACGATCGATTTCTCAGGCCAGAACCTATGCACAGTCGGCTGCAACGTCACACGTATGACGTCAAAGCCGTCGCCGTAAGGCATAGGTCCGTCGTAGAGAATGACGTTACTAGTCGCCTGAATAAAGCGGCCTTGCGGATACTTGTAGCGCACGGTGCGGCGTAAACGGTCCACACCCTCAGGGTCTTTTACCATCTCAGGGATCACTTCCAGGGTTGCGTCTTTGATTCTGGCGGTAATAACGGAGACCCGCGTATCCATGCCGTGCGTGGGGACCGGGGAGTTGACGGGGTAGAGGGGGGTGAGTAACCCAACACCAGACGGTCTCTCCATCGGCATGGTCATGGGCATGGGATCAGAGGGGCGGGCCGCGTCAGGCCGCACGCGCCAGCCCTGCTCCGGCCATTTTTGGCGCACCTCGTTAATGTCCAAGACGTCTTGTGTTATGCAGTAGCGCCAATCCTCGTCATCGGTGGCGTAGGGGTCCGGAAAGACGGTTTGCGGCGGGCGCACGCGGACCACCACTTCGCCTTGACCCTGCAAGCGCATCTGGTCCCACGGTACTTCAAAAAAGCCGCACGGCCAAATAGCCGCATCGGCGCAGGCTTCGAGGATCGTAATATCGAGGAAGTAGCGCTGCCAGTAGGCCCGAATGGCTTTTTCGACGTGTTCTTCACGGGTACCAGTCACGGGATTAGAGGTCACGTAAACGGTGGGAGAATTGTCCGTAAGATCGGAAAGTTCGGTGAGAATGAGGCGCTTCATCTCGTTAATTTGTATTGGGGATTTCCAGGAAGGAAGTACGTCCGGCCAATAGTCTCCCCAGTACCCTCTCTCCCAATCCCTCCAGACATTCGTAGGTAACGTTTTCTGTCTGGCGTTTAACGCATCGAGGTAAAGCCCATTGACCCATTGTGAGAGCAGGTCTTCGCCTTGTCTTTGTTCCCCTGTTGCACGATCGACTCTGGCATTTTCACTCTGGAAGTCATGCCTGCCGTTGACCGTTACTCTCGGAGATGTCGTCGCCACTTAGCGTCTCCTGCCACGCGTGGCCTTGCGCCGCTTGCCCCTGGTTTTCTTGCCACGCTTGTGCAGGAAGTGCGGTGCGTTTTCAGGGTGAATACCTTCATCCATATCACTCTCCTACATGCTTTCGCATGCATGCACATGCATACTTATATCACTACGTACACGCCTACCCACTTCCCACAACGGTTCCACCTGTCCTAGCAGATGGTGCTTGACACACGTAAGCCATCCTGGCAGGATGCGGCATGCTCTCCACCTTCATGTCTCTTCAAGAGCGCAGAGGAGGATGCCATGCGCATGCTGCTCACGTCCCTGTGTGTTGCGGCTGTGTTGTACGCGCCGCTGGCCGCCCAGGCCGGAAGTCCGCATTTCGTAACGTGTACCGAGTCCCAGGACGGTTCTACACTGAGCGTGGACGGCAAAGAGGCCGGGCTTGGCGATGAACCCCAGATTCATGTCGTCCTCAGTGCCGAGGCCCAGTGCATCAATCCGGGGAACCATCACCCGCAGGCCGGCAACAAAGAATCCGTTACAGCGTCTGGCTCTTTCCCGGTGCAAAATGGTAAGGCCCTGTTTTCGCTTGACGCCGCAGCAACGTTCCAGCCGCCTTGTAGTCCGCCTATGAGTGTCGTTTTTACCAGCGTCAGTGTCTGTGATGATACGGACCCGGCCAATGTGTATTGCTGTACACTCTAGCAGAGTGTCACGCAGGGGCATAAAGGGTCACCTCGTGCTAAAGAACCCGTAGGGGTCATCATCCCCGCCAGCCACCGGGATAGCCCGCTCCTGCCCTGGCGCAAAAGCCACTCCTTCACCCATCCCCATACGCCGGCGGTATTCGAGCCCGCACTCATTGCTGCACACGAGGTGCACAAAGCCAGCCACACCACCTTGCCCCAGTTGGGTCCGCATGGTGCGCGGCCGGTCGTTCACGAGTACCCACTCGTGTACCGAGCCGCACACCATACAGAGCCAGTGGCGCTGATTATGTGGCGTACAGGCTGGGCACTCACACGTCGACCCTACTTTCACGCGCGCGTCCCAGGCGGCATTCTTTTGCCCTGGCAGCATGAACGAACCATCAGGGCGCTCCTGAATCATCCCGGCATCGCGGTAGGTTTGCATGAGCTGAAGGAGTTGGGCCAGCTGGGCTTGTGGGTCAAAGGGCGGCGGCGTAGGGTGCGTAGTGGTGAGAGGTTCACTTGTTGCCTGCGTGGTGAGAATATCGTCTTCAGTATCGCCGTCTTCGCCCTCACTCTCCGGCTCGTCGTCTTCGGGCTCGTCTGGCGCTCTATATTTGGGCACATTGTATTTTGGCATGATAGTTGCAACCTATTACATTAATATGCGCTAGCGCACGACGCCACGATACGTCGCAGACCCCTGGCCGTATCCACCGCCTAGAGCGCCTGCGGTACCGTCATCGCGTGCCCCAGCGCCAAACGTCCCACCAGTTTTATCTTTGGTGACAAAACGCAGCGTGCCGCACGTCGGGCATTCAAAGGAATTGCCGGTTTCAAATTCTTTGCGGTGCGTCATCTGGTGACGACCACGGCTGTGTTCGAGACAGGCAGGGCATACAACGGTCATAGAGACGTCCTCCCTGGGAGAGTAGGGAGGGGGAGCCGTTGCTCTGCGTCAAAGGGCGTACACCCCTGGTACGTACAGGGAGAGCCGATGTTTAAGCGAGAGGGGCGTACACCCCATGGGCGACAATAGTAGCATAGATGTTAAAGCACGGCACGCGGGATAAGACCACGACGCAGTGCCTCTTTGACAATGCGGACATGGCGGCCGGCATACTTGCCGCCGTCGAGAATATGTTCAATACTGCGCTGGAGTGTGAGCGGCAGATGAGAAGTCCAGTTGGACAAGGCTATGCTACGGGCTTGATCGATACTGGCTGCGCGTGCAAAGAGCGACCTTGGGCGCAAGACGTCAGCATCAGGCGGCGCATGAAACCAGCGGCCCCCACCCCGGAGTTCATGCCAGGTACGGTAGACGTGCCAGGCGCGCTTGACACTGCCAGCAATGCGGTACTCCGCATAGACTGAAAACCGCACACGCCTGGCCGGATCGTAATTGATCAGACAGGCGAGGAGCGCTTCCGCAGCACAGTCTTCATACTCGCTGAGGTCAACCTGGTAGTTATCATGGGACCACTGCCGGCGCGCAAACACCTGCAGGTGTTTCACGCAGGCACGAGCTTCCGCGTCACTCATGGTCCATGACGCATGGACGCTAGACATGAGACGTACCTTCAACGCCGCGAGACCGCCTCAGAAGCGTGCGATGCTGTAAGGCTTCGAGCGCTCCAGTAACACGTAGCAGCGCCATCTCGTTTTCCTCGCAGGCATAAGGCCCGCTCTGAAAACCCTCCAGGCGGTCCTGCACAATCGCCAGCAGCGCTTCCATCGTAATCCCGTTGACGCCCACTTCCTGCACCGGGCCTTCCTGAAAGTGCGTATCCCAGGTCCACTGATCGCTATACTGAATGCGATAGTGGTGACAGGCGCCGCCGGCGCCCGGTTCGTCCATCACGCGGATGCGGAGCTGATCGTTTAACCCAGCCACTGTTTTGGGGGAGGCGTTCACGTCTTCAACTCTGTGCGTGTGCAGTTCCCTGAACATCTTACCACTCCATAAACGTCGCCGGTTGGCGCATGCCTTCCAGTGTTTCGCCCAGACTGGGGCCCATAACTCGTGCGAGCATCGCCTGGTCTCTGTCATGAATTTCTTCCTGGTGCTCAAGGTGGACTTGATCAAAGGGAAACGCTAAGGCAATGTGGGCCTGAGACGTACTCGGGATATGGTTCTGGAAGCGCCCCATGAGCGCAATCCCCCACGCCATAAGCAGATCGTCATGGCCGCTCAAAGCTTCGATCGCCCCAGAATCCTTCTCCCCAAACGTCCGCAGTTGCGTCAGAAGTGCCCGTGAGTGAATGAGGGCTGAGCGTTCATCCACCACTTCGCGCATGCGCGCAATCATCTGGGGTTTGGTGCGACTATTCGTTTCCCAGCCGTAGAGCACGGGATTATAGGCACGGATGCGGTCGTTAGCACCCTTCCATCCCCCGATAGAGGGGTAGTGATACTGGTCTCTCAGATAGACGATGAGTTCGCGGCCGCCGCCCCCACCACTACTTTGGACTTCGGGGAAAAGCAAAGCTTCGTTATACGCTCTCCCGAGGAACGCCAGGTCTCTGGCAAAGGTATGCGGCGGCGCTGGCGCTTCATATTCGGCCACTTGCTCGAGCGTGTCCATGTCCACCACTTCTGCGGCAGAGCGTGAATGACTCGCGTCATCGTGTCCCATGGCGCTATCAGCCCCAATCACATACTCGTGCCCCATTTCTGGAGGCTTAAAGATGACGTAGCGCCCCTCGGGATCTTCCTTAAATCTGACGCGCTCCCGTTCCTCCACCAGCTTACCGCGCCGTCCACGGCTTACGTACGGCTCAAGCCACAAGAGATCGCGGGCTGAAAAGTAGGGGGTGCCCGACATGATAAAGGCCATCTCAGGAGTGGCCGGGTATTCCTGATTAAACTTCTCCGGATCATCCTGACACTCGTCCA